CTACGCCGCACCCAGCTGATGGCGATATCGCCGTTCGCCTGACGTTCGGCCCTGAAGGTGCACGGGCGAGGGGGGCCAAAGCGCCCTACCCTCGATGGAGCGGGTGGCGATCGGCGGCGCGTCGGTATCGCCAAGGCCCGACGCCATCACCCTCAGCTCGCCACCGACCGATCCGGCAGGCACGTCCACCCGTGCCAGCCGCTCGCGCTCCAGCAGCACGAAAGGCTCGCCAAGGGCGTGCGTTGCCGTGGCCCATTCGGTTCCGCGCCGGCCCCTCAGAAAACGCGCCAGCCGGAATCGCCTGCCCCCCAGCGGCTCTGCCGATCCGAACTGGATCAGTTCGTCTCCAAGCATCGCCGCATTGGCACCGCCCGAAAGAGCCGAGTCGCTCCTCCCTTCGAGCCACATGCCGTCACTGAGCAGTTCGACCTCTACGGCTCCAGCCAGATCGATTACTGCCGATCCTGCCGGGCCGAGTACCGTCCGCGAGTATCCGGCGATGGCGGGCGCCGCGGTGGCTCCCTGCAATTCCCACCCCCCGTCGTTGAGGCTTGATGTCAGTGCAGCGCGCCGCCAGCCCTCCTCCACGCCTGCAGCGGCGGCGGCTAGGAACGGAGCGGACGGGGCCTCATCCCCGATTACCGGAAGGTCGAGCAGAAAGAGCGTCGTGGGGCCATGAAGCAGATCCGCTTGCTGCGTCGGCCGTCCGGCATTCGCCGTACGAGCGTGCGCGGATCCCGAGGGGACACGCACCAGCTCGAGCTCGGCTACCATCCGCTCTATCGACCAGCGACCGATCTTCCATAGCCCGGCACGTTGAGCCAAGCAAAGATGCGATCCCGCTCGAAGACCGCTTCGCCGCCAGCCGACATGAACTTTCCCGGTCTCGCGTCCCGCCCAAAGATGGGCGAGCCGCTGTTCGGCGAAGGCTTTCGCCGACACGGCAGTAAGCGCCGCCGCTAACGACCGTCGATCCGCCCGCACGGCGGGTCCGCCACGGCCCGCCCGCTGCAATCCCGTCTGATAGTCACGGTCAACATCGTAATAGGAGATGCTAACTTCCGCCGGGATGCCTGCGGCAGCGCGCCTCGAGATTTCCGTGCGGCCTCCCGAACCAGCGGCGCCGATGGCATCGATCTCCCCGGTTTCCAGAAGCACAGGCGGATTCACCGCGGCGGTCAGCACCAGGCCGCCATCTGCTTCTGCGATGCGAACAGGCACGATCTCGCTCAGTGCCTCCAGCGCACTGCGGACGCTGTCCCCGCTCGCGGCATATCCCCCCACCGCCGCCGTATCGCCTGCGCTGATTTCGCCGCCGCTCAACTGCTCGGCCACGGCCCCGATCGTCACCGGTCCCGCGTCCGCTTCCACCTCAAAGGTGAGCGAAGGGATTCGATTGCCGTAATCGGCAAGCTGGAAGTCCTCGAACACTGCATAGGCGATGCCGCGGTGCGCCGGCGCCTTTCCCGCTCCTTCCGCCGAGGCGATTAGCGGATCCACCTTCTGGCTCTCGCCTCCCAGGTAAAGCCGGAATTTCGTCTCCGACTTGAAGTCGTCGGCAGCGCCGCGCAGCAGCTTCCCGTCCGCCCATATCCGCCGCACCGCCATGATCCGACGCCCCGAAAGTGCCACAGCGAAGGATGCTGAATAGCTGTAAGTGACGGTTTTGGGCTGTCCCTTGGCGCCGCCGCTCCTGCTTTTGTCTTCTTTGATATCGGTTGCCCAGATCACCGTTCCGGCGACCCGCATCGTCCCGAAAATCTTCGGGATCTGGGTTCCGTATGACGAAGTCTGCACAGCTAGGTCGCCGAGGCGGGGGCCGTGCCGCGGCTTGGGCGCGAAGAGCTGCGCGTCGACAGTCTGCCCGACGATAGCGCCGATTGCGCCTCCGATCGGGCCTCCGATTGCCGTGCCTACCGCCGTCAGCACCAGGGTCGCCATCAGTCCAGCTCCAATATTCGCCAGGCGGCCAATACCGGCCAGCCAACCGCCCCCGGCGTCTCCACCACTCGCCCCAATCTCGCATCGGCGTGCACAAAGCCGTGCTCGAGCAGGATGAGGAAGTGATGCTGCCCCGGCCCTGCCTCGACGAGGAGAACGTCCCCCGCTCCCGCATCGGCGGCTGCGATTCGCTCGACCCGATCGTCCAGCCTCAGCGACAGCATGTCCTCCGCCACTTCGCTTCGCATTCGATAGCCGCTCGGCATCAGCTCGACCCGCAGGTTCCCCGCCGCGGCCACGAGGCCGAGACAATCGAGCCCATGCTCCCGCCGCCGGCCCTGCGGACGAAACCTTGTGCCGACGAGCGCCCGCGCGCGCTTCGCCACCGCCTCGCCGGATCTCATTGGCACCGGTAGAGCCTCACCACATCCCCATCGCGCCCCGCCAGCTCCAGCTCGTCGGGCGTGATCATCCGAATGCTCACCGCTGACGTGCCGAGTTCCGCCACATCGAAGCGCGGCTCCAGCCGGCAGTCGGGCGATGTCGACCAGCCTCCTCCCAGCTTCCCGGACAGCCCTCGCTGGCTAAGCTCGATGGTTCGCCCATCGACTTCGATCCGCACCGTCTCCGGCAGACCCACGCAAGCCGTCGCTCCGAGCAACAGCCCGCCAATGCTGGCACACAGCCGCATATCCTTCTCCTGTGGTTGAATGTCTTGGCTCAGGCGCCAGGGTAGCGGGTCAGCAGGTCCATGCCGGGCAGATAGGGCTCGCCGCGGAAATTCTCGCTGTTCGAGAAACGCAGCCGGCAGGTGGTGAAAGCCTTGTCGCAGCCCTCGCTGATAATGATGAGGTCGCCCACGCTCGCCGCATAAGCGGGCGGCTCCCGCAGCGTCAGCGCCGGCCCCGTGGACGAGAGCACATCGCTTTCAAGGCCGCTATTCCTGCCGCTGATCCACCGCACGCGGCCGTAACCATAAGCATTCGGCTCCGGTGACGCCTCCGCCGCTTCGATTCGGTCCTCGGAATGCACCGCCACGATCCGCGTGATTCGCACCCTCCCCGCCATGTCGACTCGGCATCTTTTGTCACCGAGCTCGGCGCGGCATTCCGGTGAGGTCTGCTCGACCACTGACCGATCGAGCAGTGCCGTCGGCCCGCGCAGCTCGGCGGTGAAGCCGCCGCCCTTCGTGCTCACGTCCCCCAGGGCGCCCCGCGCCAGCTGGACCCGCTCTTGGTCGGGCTGCTCCCAATCGACCATGAAGATGCTGACGGCAGCGCCATCCCACCGGCCGTCCTGCAGGTCCGCCGCGGTGATGGCATCGCTGGTGAGCGCGCCGCTAACGTCGAGCGCGTCGGCATCGAAGCCGTCCGAGATCGAGATCGCCGACGGCAGCATTCCCGGCGCCGCACGGTAGATGAGATGGTCGATCACGAGATCTCGGTCGTGCGTGGTGAACCCGACGCAGACGCCGTCCCGCCGCTCCACCCGCCAGCACATGGCAAGACTGGTAAGGTCGTGCTCGACGATGCTCATGCGGCGCCTTCGCGGATCTCGATCAGCGGCACGCTTGCGGCCTCGCCGGCTACGAACGTAGCGCGATTGAGGGTGAGCCGATCCTCGGCAAAGCGGACCGGGACGTCGAAGCGGAACCCCGCTTTTACCTCCGCGCCTTGCGCCGGAGCGGTTTCGAACCGGACCAGGCCCAATGGGCCTATGCTCCACCCGCTTACTCGCTCAATGCCTGCGATCGACACGCGAATGCTTCCTGTTACCGGCCGGGTGATCCGTCCGCTCCTGCGCCCCATAATATTTCACCAGCGGAAAATCCGTGCGTACGCCGTCGCCGATACCGAGCAGCTGATCCTCCGGCTGGGGATCGCCGCTCATGCCGTTCGAGCTATTGTCGAACGGATCTTCGAACCGGAACCCTACCGCCGCTCCGCGCCGGGCGCGGAAAAAGGCGATCAGCTCCTTAAGCTCCGCCTCGCCCCGCACCCCGGGTCCGGCATCGAACCGAAGGCGCGCATCCGCCCAATCGCTGTTCCTCTGCTCGGCGCCGCTGGCCGTCGTCACGATCGCGGTCGAGAAAGCCGGCTCCACGCTGGCCTCTCGCCCGAGCGCGATCGGGAAGCGCACGTCATCGAATGCGTCACCGCTCCCTCCTCTCCGTCAAACCATGCGAACCCGTCCCGAAGCACCTGTGGCAGCGCCCAGACGAAGACCTCGCCCGTCCCCCGCTCCCGCGCGGCCGCGACGGCCCCCGCAATCGGCCGCCACTGAGATCTGTCCTCCGGCCGCAGCACGAAGCCCGCGAAATAATGCTGCCCCGTGACCGGATAGCCGAGCCGTTGGGTCACGTCGGCGACCCCGCGCTCGGTCCCGCCGCCGTTGCCGCTGGTTACCCAGTCATAATCCTCCAGCTGCAGCACATCGAAAGCCGGCGCCGACCAGCCGGCCGGCACGTTCGCCCGCATCACTTCAGGTGCGCCGAGCACCGTCGGCAGATAGACGAGCAGCAAAGTCTCGGCGTCCGGCGCCTCGCTACGGACCGCGGTGCAGAGCGCGGCGGTCGATGTCGCCAGCACCGCCCCCGCCGCGTCCAGCGTTGCCCGCTGTCCGGCACTGAGCGGGCGCCGGACGTCTGGAATGGACACCGGCGCGAATGCCGCCACTGCGGCATCGTCGTAAAGGCAGATCCGGCCCTCCGCCGTAACCCACCACCAGGGCTCTCCCACCTGGAACCGCACCGTCTGGCCGGCGTCGCGCGCAATGCCTGCGAACGCCCGGCCCACCGCCTGCAGATACGCCATGGCCTCGGCATTGGCCGGCGAGAGCAAAGCCGAAGGCGGATCCCACCCGGTGAGCCCCGGCTCCCCATCTTCGAACCGCTGCTTCCAATCCCCCGGGCAATGCTGGTCGAGCAGCTCGTAGCTCAGGGAAAGGATGATCTCGTAGCCGAGCGCCTTCGCCCGCGCCGCGAAGTCCCGATGCCAGGCCAGACAAGCCACGTTGAGGACGCCCCCCGCCGAGCTTGCGAGGAAGGCCGAGCCGCTCGCCTCCAGCCGGAAATAATGGCTCATTCCGACATAGTGGTTGATCACGCCCCGGTAGCCGAGCTGCATCACGTTCCTGAGCAGCCGCGCCGGCGTCAGATGATAAGTGTCGTCATACCCGTTGGCGATCCGCAGCCGGTGCTCCGGCACCATCGTCTCGCCGATCGACAATACCGAGCCCGGCCCGTCGCACCTGATCTCGCTGACCTCGGCCCACGCCTCCGCCGGCGCCGCCAGCGGGGCCTTCGCCCGCGTATATCCCGGCGGCACGAGCGAGATGAACATGCGGTCGATATCGCCCGACCACACGGGGTCTGCCTCCTGCGGCAGGAGGAACCCGCCATCCAGGGCCGCAAAGTCGATGCTCACCACGGCATCGTCGGGCGTCCCCTGGGCGTAGTTCCACAGCCGCACGTACCAGCTCCGCGGCTGCCCGCCGGCATCGCGCCCTTCGATCGTCAGCGTTGGTCCGTCGATCGCATCGAGCCCCTTCAGGCCCGAGCTCCGCCAGCGGAAGCGGAGCGTGCACTCGCGGAAATCCCGGCTCGTCTCGTAAGCGAGCAGGGGATGGTCCCGCAGGTCCTCCGCTTCCCAGATCAGCCCGGCAAGATCGTCCGCCTTGTAGAATACCGCATCGACCCGCAGCGAATGCGGCCCGGTCGTCACCACGCTCGCCATCATCGGCCGCGGAAAATTGACGGTCCAGTAGCGCGCATCGAAGCGCTTCACCGTCCCAAGCACCTTCGCGCTGCCGGGCGGCGCCAGCCAGTGTCCCATCGATCAATCCTCAAGCCCCACCAGCGCCCGCTTCACCGCGCGGGCGACCTGCCTGCTCGATCGGCCCAGCGCCTGTGCTTCGGTCCCGGCGGGAGCGTTTATGGTGATGCTCATGCGGACGTCGCGCCCACCGCCGTGTCGCGGTTCCACCCGCCCGCTCGCCGTCGGCACGAACATCTCCGGCCCGCGTTCGCCGACCAGATAAGCCCGCCCCGGCGCCACCGGCCCTCCGGCGGCGCGGCCGGGCAGCCCGAGCAGGATCGGCAGCTGCTGCGCCGCCGATGCGACCAGCCCCTGCACGCCCCCGCCGCCGAACATCGCGCCAAGGCCGCCGCGAATCGCTGCCGCCGCGATCTCCGCTATCGCTGAAAGCGCCACCCGCTTCAGATCGTCGAAGCCGAGCTTGCCCGTGCGAACTGCCCTGATCAGCGCGTTCTCCAGCGCCCGCCCGGCCCGTTCCACTCCGGCCGCGAGCGGTCCTTCCAGCTCGCCCCGCATGGCCGCCACGTCACGGGCGAATGCGGACGTGTCGGCCCGGACGCTGACGAGCAGCCGTTCGATCTCTTCATCCATCGGGAAATATCTCCATCAGCCGTTGCAGATCGGCGCCGGAGGCAGCCGCATCGTCGCCGCCCATCGCCTGCAGCACCGCCGCCAGCTCCGCCGGGGTCGCCCTCCAGAACTCGTCGGGCCGCCATCCGAGCAGCGCTCCCGTCAGCCCCGCCAACCGCGCGGCGGCAGCGGCGAAATCAGCCACGCCCCTGCAGGATCTGCGTCAGCAGCACCTTCAGGACAGGTGCGATCCTCGCCAGGCCAAGTTCCGCGATGGCGCCGCCGATCCGCTCGCGCGTCAGCGTCTCGCTCCTGCTCGCAACGCAATGCCAGAACAGGGCCGTCATTTCGGAGACCTTGAGGCCGCCCTCCGCCGCTCGCTCGACGAGCGCGAACAGCGGCCCCAATTCTTCCTCGGCCGCCACCAGCGCCTCGAAGCTCGGGCGCAGCGTCAGCGTCTCCCCGCCCACAGTCAGCGCTGCCTCGCCCCGCGCGGGGTTCGGGCGGGTCGCCATTGAAGCGCCGCTTTGATGAGCGCTCATACCGGCACCACCGGGCCGGAGCTTTCGAGGCTCAGCGTGTAGTTGCGCTCGCCATTATAGTCGCCGCTATAGTCGAGCCGAGTGACGAGGAAACGCCCCTGCATCCGCTCGCCGCTTTCGAAGCTCAGCTCGTAATGGTCGATGAGGCCAGCAAGCGCGTTCGCTTTCACCCGCCCCTCGGCCGCCGATCCGGTGAAAATGCCGCCGGCGGCAACGGAGACGGATCGCACACCCGCGCCCGACAGAAGATCGCGCCAGCCGCCCGAGTCTTTGCTCGTTACGTTCACCGCCTCGCCGTTCACCGACATCTGCGTCGTCCGCATGCCTGCGACCGTTGTGAAAACCGGCGGATTCCCGCCATTCCCGATCTTAAGAAGGAAAGCACTTCCCTTTTCAGCGCTCATGTATCACTCTCCATTGGTCACGCACTTGTAATGATTGGGAGTTTGGCCATGATTTCATCTGCGCTTGCCATGCTGCTGGCGGTTGCAGCCGCGGAGAATCCAGTCCAGGTCCGCGGCGACTATTCCCGCTGCATCAAGCAATTCATCCGGTCGAGCGTCGAGAAGAAGCTCGAGCCGGCCTCGTTCGACACGGCCTTCGCGGCGGCCTGCCAGGACAAGGAAGTTCGTCTCAAGGCGCTCCTGATCAAAACGGGCCTCTCGATGGGCATGAAGCCCAAGGAGTCCGAAAAGGCGACGGCGGAGGAACTCTCCGACTACCGCGTGATGGCGAAGGAAGATTTCCAGGCTGAGCTCGCCAGCGCGCCGAAGCCCTGATTAGCTCTCCGCCACGGATTCGAGCATCCGCGCTCTGAATTCGATCACTCCCGCCCAGCGGCCTACGCCGACGGGTTGGCCGTGCGCGCTTCCCGAATGCCTTGGCTTCGAACGAAATGGAGTGAGATGATCCGCCACCCTTCGACCCCGCCGATCCCGTAGATCGCCGCTTCCGCTTCTGCCATCAGCCGCCGCAGCCGCGCCGGCCGCTCGCCTTCATCCCTTATCGTCACGGCCAGCCGCACCTCGCGGCCCTTCCCGCTCTTATGGCTCCAGTCGCTCTCCGGCCCGCATTCCACCACCGCGTAGGGGAAGGCTGCCTGGATCGGTGAGCCGTCATAGACGCCGCCAATACCGTCCGCGCCCTGCAGAGCCGCGATGGCGGCCGTCTGCAGCATTGCGCTCGCGCCGCTCATCGCAGCACCGCCGTCAGCCAGCGCAGGGCGGGTTCGAGGCGAACCGCCGCCTGAGGCCGCGCCCGGAAAGGCGCACGCCATTCTCCGTCGGCTCGACCTCGATCCCACCGGGCACGGCCGCACGCATCCGATCCGCCAGGCCATTTATCCGATCCCGCCGGCGCCGCTCCGCTGCGCGGCTGATCCGCCCCACCGCTCGTTCAAACATTTACCCCTCCCTTCACTGGAGCCGCAGCCGGCGCCACGGCCGCCACAGCGCGGTCACGGCTGCCGGCGGGGCGGCATCCCCGGCATCGCTCCGATGGGTGTAGAAATGCGCCGCCAGCCGCAGAATTCCTTGCCGGAGCGCCTCCGGCGCGGCCTCCCAGGTCTCTGAAAGCCCCGCTTGATAGGCAACCCGCACCCGCCCGCCGCCCGCGCCGCTCACGCGCACCCAGCCGTCGCCGTTCGCATCGATATCGACGGCATAGGCGTCTGGAGCGAGCGGTGCCTGGCTCCCGTCCGGGCGCATCTCGTCGACGCCGGTGACGGCGCTCACCGGCGTCCGTCCGAGCCGCTGCCAGGCGCCGCTACGGGGCAAAGTCTCCGCGAACGCGCGCCGGATCAGCGTCTGGCCGGTAAAGGCCTCGCACAGTCCGGCCGCGCTCGCGATCGTCCGCGCGATCAGCGCATCCTCGTCGCGGTCTCGACCCGCAAATAGGCCTTGGCCGCCGCGGTCGCAGCGCTTCCGGGCTGGACCGGATCCTCGGTCACCATCACATTCTCCTTGAAAGCTTAGCTCTGCGCAGGCTCTGCCGGCCTCACGCAACGTGCCCCAGAAAGGCATGAATGAACGTGATCGAGCCGGAGACCGGCTGTCCGCTCTTGAAGTAGAACCTCATCTTGGGCGTGCAGCTCGTATTGGCTGCCGTGACCGGAGAGCCGCTGGGCTCGCGCCAGACGTAGCGGCCGTCCAGCGCGGCAAAAAAGCGCGATCCCCCGGCCCCGCGGGCGCCGACCGACCCTGGAGCACCGATGCTGAGATCGCACTCGAACCCGTCGCAGCCCGTCAGAGCGTCGAACTCGATCACCCATTCGTGGAGCAGCTTCTCGCTCCCATCCATCCGCAGCTTGTTGTCCGCATCGGTCCCGATGGGAACGGCGACGCCCTTCTGAAGCGCGAAATTGAAGTCGGTCGCGGGCGTGCCGGTCACCGTGATGCGGATCGCGTTCCGAACAGCCCCGTCATATTCGATCGCCACCTGCGATCCGGCCACCGTGACCCCGGCCGGGAGGGCCGAGTTGCTGTTGCATATCCACCCGTTGCCGAACGATCCGGTAGGCCCGCCCGTGCTGGATTACGCCCTCCGGTCCCCGAGAAGCCGGCCGCCGCGCCGAGGATGTTCTTATAGCGGTTGGCGCTCCAGCTATATTCCGCCGCCGTCGAGTAAGTGCGCTGGGGCCGCACCGGGAAGATCTGCCCGAGAATCGCGGCGAGCTCATCTTCCCGCCGCAAGCCATGCGCCTCGCCCCAATGGACGCCGTCGAAGGTCGACGAGCCGAGCAGGGTGTTCGACCCGCCCCCGATCGGCCCATATTCAATCGACCGCGCCGGATCGAGCTCGCCGGCCGACCCGTCGCAGACATGGATCGCAGGATCCGAGGCCGCCCAGCCTAAAAGCAGGTTGTTATAGTCGCGGCAATTCTGCGCCTGCGTACCCGACATGTAGATGCTGGGCGTGCTCGTGCCGGACATGCGCGGCTGCAACGTCCCGAGGATCACCCGCTCGATCCCGGCCCCCCTCATCGCGCCCACATAGGTCTGCACGTTCGTGAAGGCGGTGGCGGGGCCGCCGTTCGGCACGCTGTTCGTGCCCACGTCGAGCATCAGGACCTTGGCTCCGGTCGAGGTCACGGCGCCGGTGTCCCGGGTCAGCCGATCGGCATGGATCAACCCGAGCCTGGTGCCCCCCGCCACCCCGGCGTTGGCGTCGGTGGTGGTGCCGCCGAGCCCCAAATTATGGAGGCGATGATTGTAATCGACGTCGAACTTTCCCCTGCGGCTCGCCCAGGCGAAGGGATGGGTGGCGCCATTGTTCGCCTGGACCGCAAGGCTGTCGCCGGCCACCAGCAAAGTGGTTTTTGCGGGCATCAGCGGAAGTCCCGCGGCCGCCGTGCGCTGCGACAGCCCCACGTCGATCGCCATGCCGAGAGCCGCCATCAGTAGAGCGCCAGGATATCGGCTGCGGTCGTTCCAGTCGCGCGGATGAACTGGGCCCGGAAGGGGAGCACGGTCCCGTTCGGGACATTCTTGAAGAGCTGGTCCGCGCCGCCGCCGACGCCGCGCATCGCGATCGTCCCGCCGGTGCCGACGAACAGCGCCTTCGGGATTTCGGCGAGCGCATTCGAATCGTGCGGCACTATCGCTACGGCGCGCCGGGCGGGCGAGCTGACGCTGTCCGCACGCCCTGAAAATGGATCGGCCATCGAAGGCCTCCTTTCATGTCAGGAAAAGGTTGCGCCGCCCGGGAAGGGGAGCCCCGGACGGCGCATAATTCCTCCCCGGCTCGGGGAGGAACAGAAGAGCTGGGCCTGCCGCCGCTTACGCTGCGAACCGCATCAGCTTGATCGCCTCGCTGTTGGAGACCTGGCCGCCGATCCGCTTCGTCGCATAGAAATGCACGAAGGGTTTATGCGTGAACGGGTCGCGCAGGATCTGCGTCTCGGTCCGCTCGGCGATCAGATAGCCGGCCTTGAAGTTGCCGAAAGCGATGGAAAGGCTGTCGGCGGCGATGTCCGGCATGTCCTCCGCCTCCACCACCGGATAGCCGAACAAGGTATCGGGCTGCCCCGCCGTCAGCCCCGGCTGCCACAGGAAGGCTCCATCGGTGGTCTTGAACTTCCGGATCCTGGCCGCCGTCGCACTGTTCATCACGAATACCGCGCCCTGCCGGTAGGGCGGCCGCAGCGCCTGAACGAGATCGACTAGGCGGTCCTGGGGATCGGCGGAAGCGAACGCGCCCGCCGCGCCGGAATTGACGAACTGCAGCGTCCCGAACGGCCGCACGCCGTCCACCGCGCCAGATACCGGAGCGGCGAGGAAGCCCTTCGGCCGGTTCACGCCCGATCCGTTCACGAACGCCGCGCCTTCGGCCCGGGCGAACTCGGTCGCGATCTCCTGAGCCAGCCACGCCTCGACGTCGAAGGCCGCATCGTCGAGCATCGCCTGGGATGCGGCCGGGTTGGCGTAAAGCTCGCCGAAGGGCGGCGCGATCTCGACGAAGCTCGGCGTATCCGTCTCCGGCCGAGCGGCATCCTCGGCCACCCAGCCGGAGGGAGTTCCGCCCTTCGTCACCAGCTTGCGATACCCGGCCGATCCGACCTTCACGACATTGGCGATCGCCCGGATCGGCGAGATCGCCGTCAGCGTCCGATCGATCGCCGCATCGATCTCCTCCGGCACGGCATAGCCGCCGGCCGCGTCGGACGTGCCGACGATCGCCTTGAGCTCGACGCCTGCCTCCATCCCCTTGCGCAGATAATTCTCGACGAACGGAGAACTCGCGCTCTTCGCCCCACTCAATGCGGGCCGAGCAGCCGCGATGGCCTGCGCGTCCATCCTTGCCTTCAGCGCCGCCATCTCCTCCGAAGCTGCGCCACCTCCTCATCCTGCCGCTCCAGCGCCTCGAACGACGCCTCCAGCGGATCCGCCTTCACTTCATACATTCGCTTTCTCCTCGCTCGTTTCCTTCACCCACACGAATTCGTCATCCCGGACTCGATCCGGGATCCACCTTCTTCCTCTTTCAGCTTCAGCCGCTTACTACGGCTCCATGGACCTCGGCCGCGACGGTGCGCAGCACTTCCAGGCAGCGCTTCATCCCGGCGAACTCGAACGTCTCGAGCAGGCGCTCGCGGGATCGAGGATCCGTCGCCCCGGCATTCGCCTCACGGGACTCCAGTCACTTTCAGAACTTCTCTCGCCCACCGGACCGATCGGCCGCCTTCCCGCGGAACATCTCGGTCCAGCCGCACACCCGGTCCGCGCTCTTCTCTTCAACAAGACGGCTAACCAAAACTGGTCCCTCGGCTGGCATCAGGACCGCACCATCGCCGTCCGGGAGCGGGCCGTGACTGCGGGCTTCACCAACTGGACTGTAAAGTCCCAGATCCAGCACGTTGAGCCGCCGTTCGAGCTTCTCGAGCGGATGCTGACCCTCCGCGTGCACCTCGATCCAGTCGGTCCCGCCAATGCTCCGCTCCTGATCGCCCCCGGCTCCCACCGCCTCGGCCGCATCGCCGAACCCAGGATAGCGCCCACGGTCGCGAGGCTGGGCAGCCACGCCTGCCTCGCCGCACGCGGCGATATCTGGCTTTACGCAACCCCGATCCTCCACGCCTCGGAAGCCGCCACGGAACCATCGGGGCGGCGCGTCCTCCAGGTGGATTTCAGCTCCGATGGGTTACCGGGAGAGCTCGAGTGGGCGGGTATCTGACTCCACCGCATGCACCCGCGCCCTCGGCTGCATCGGGAAGGTCACCAGGCTCACCTCGACAAGCTCCAGCTCGGTCAGCTCGCGCGGCGCCTCGCCGCTCGCCTCCCGCACCCGATATCCGAAGCTGAGGCCGCCGACCGCGCCCTCTTTCAGAAGCGCGGACGCTCGGCGATCGATCAGCCGCCCGATCACCCTCAGCCCGCGTCTGTCCTCCTTCAGATATTCGATCCGCCCGATCGGCCGCCCCGCCTCATGCTGCCAGAGCAAGGGCACTGCGCCCGCCCCCCGCTTCAGCGCCCCAGCGAAAGCCCCCGCCCGAACCACGTCGCCGCCCCGATCAGGCCGGTCGAAGATCGCCGCATAGCCCGCGAACCTCATCGGTGGATCAGCTCGGTGAGGCCGAGCTTCACCGCCATCGCCAGCACGAGCAAAGCGAGCAGGATCCGGATGGCCCAGCGCACCGCCGCATTCCAGGCGCTCTTCTTCGCGTCCCGCCACGCCTGCAGCAGCTCGCGAAGCTCGTCCATGTCGCGCCGAGCGCGCGGATCGCGAAGCCCAAGCGCACCCAGCGCCCGCTCCGCCCCGCATTCGCTCGCTTCCTCGATCAGCGCGCGCAAGGTGATGAGGTCCGCCCCCTGCCCCTGCGCCTGAGCCATCAGCCGCGCCAGCATGGCGGCATTCTCAGTGGTCATGATCTGCTCCGTTCCAGAATAAAGCCGTCACCCCAGCGCAGGGGCACCCCGCAAAGTACTACTTTGCGGGGACCCCGCAGGCTGGGTCTCAGTGGGACCCGCGGTGAGTTCTCGTTCTGAGATCCCAGCCTTCGCTGGGATGACGCTAGCGATCAGCTGTCGGGCCGAACCCCAGCATCTCCCGTTTCTCCTCCGCGCTCAGGAAGTCAGCGGCGCTCACCTGCGCCCACAGCCGCTCCCGGTCCTCGGCGAGCGCCGTCACCTGGTCGATGTCGAGCATCAGCTTCACCCCCGGCCACCACGCGCCCAGGGCGGCCGAAACCGCACTCAATATCTTCTCGGCCATCGGCAGGATGGTGAGCCGCCACAGCGCCCGGTTGGCCTCCCGGTAATTGGCATAGGTTGCATCGCCCGGCAGCCCGAGCAGCATCGGCGGCACGCCGAAGGCCAGTGCGATCTCCCGCGCCGCCGCCGCCTTCAGCCCGACGAAATCCATGTCCGCCGGCGTCAGGCTCATCGCCTGCCATTTAAGCCCGCCCTCGAGCAGCATCGGCCGCCCGGCATTGGCCGCGCCCTGAAAGCCCGCCTCCATCTCCGCCTTCAGCCGCTCATATTGATCGGGCGAAAGCACCGCCCCGTCGCCCGTTTCGAGCACGAGGGCGCCGCTCGGCCGGGCCGCATTGTCGAGCAAGGCCTTGTTCCATCTGGTCGCGGCGTTGTGGATCGCCACCGCTCCCGCCGCCGCGCCGAGGCAGCCAAGCCCGTAATGATCGTCGAGCGGATGCATGGCCTTCAGGTGCACCAGCGAAGGCCGCCCCAGCCCGTCTTTGGCGGCGAGCCGCGTCTTCGCCTCCCCCGCTTTGTAGACATAGGCCGCCGGCCACCCGCTTGAATCCGCTTCCACGCCCACCCGCTCCGGCCGAAGCGCGAACAGCTCCGCCGGCTCTCCTTCAGCGTCGGTGAGGATTTGAAGATAGGCATTGCCGTGAAGCAGCAGCTGCGAAGCCACGGTTTCGAGGAGCTGCGGCGTCAAAATCCTCCCCGGAACGGGGAGGGGGACCGGCGAAGCCGGTGGAGGGGGCCCTCCAGTCCGCTCATCCTTCAACGCGTAAATGGGTGCGTTCCCCACCCCCTCCGCCACGAGCCGAACCGCGCGCTGCGCCACCGGATTGCCGAGATACGCCTCCCGAACCTGCGCCTCATATGACTTGGGCCACGGCTCCCCCACAGCCGCTCCGCTCATCCCGAGCCCGTCGAAGGACCATCCGCGCAACAAAAAAGGCCGAGCGGCAAGCCGCCCGGCCTTGCTCTGGGTCCCCGTCAAAGTAGTACTTTGACGGGCGCCCTTGCGACCGAACCATTTCATCTGAATATCCTGCTTGGTATCGCTCGCGGCTGCCCCCCCGTTCAGCCTCCAGGCGAATCAGGCGCACTTCTCGAGCTTGACATTTATGTACCACAACAGCGTCACGCTGTCAAGTGGTTTTACCGGTTTGGTTCTACATTTCGCCGGCCTCAGCCGATATCGCCCATCCCGGCGTTGCCGCCGCCCTCGCGGCGCTTCTCGATCTCGTTCACCGCCTCGTCCGAGGCGTCCTTCAGCGTGTCGCCCTGCCCGGGCCCGCCGGCCCTTCCGCCGGCCATGCCGCCTTCGGCGCCGCCCGAGGCTTCGCCCGCGCCCGCTCCCTCGCGCCCATTTCCCTTGTCATGGTCCATCCGCCGATCCTTTCCTGAAGCTCATGCCGGAAAAAACGTCCAGCGTCAGCTGATCCGCCGCAGATAGTTCGGCTCCCGCCGCCGCCGCCGCGCCTCGCGCGCGGCGGAGCCTTTTTTCGCAAGGAGCGAGCCGACGCGCTTCAGTACGATCGGCGCGAGCAATCCCGCCGCCGCGCCCGCCGCGCCGCTAAGCCCGCGCCTCCGCGCCATCGACCGCCCGACGAGCATCCGAACCACTTTGCCGATCATCTGAAATCTCCGCTTTGCGCCTCGGGGGCTAAAGCCGCTCGGCGGCCGCCGGTTCCGGGCAAGGCGGGCCCTGCGCACAAGGGGGACTTTGCTTCAGGTCGGGAGGAGGAACGGGCCCCGCCGTGCAAAGGGAGTAACCACGGCGAGGCCCAACTCGTCTCCGCCCCCTGCGGCGAGTCGCGCGCTCCATATCAGCTTTTTCATCCAGACTTTAGACCGGTCTTCTAAAAAGTTAACGTACGTGAAGCGATCGCCGCGGGACGAGGGTCGATAAGCGTGAAAGCTGTGGCGGGCCGGAGGCTGAACTCCCTTACTCCTCCGGCCCTCGCCGCTCATCCCAGGGGAAGGCATGGCGGCGTATGTTCCTCATAAGCCGTTGATTGTAGACAGAAGCTGTATGCGCCGTTCAGCCATCAGCCACCCCGCTCCAGCCCCGCATCGAAGTACCATTTGGATTCGATTCTCAAAGCACCCGCACCCGCGGCTCCGCGCGCTCCTTGCCCAGCATCAGCTCGGTCAGCGCCCACACCATCGCGTCGGCGCGGTCCGGCGATCGTCCCGGCCCTTCATAGCCGCCGCCGACGCACATTCCGGCAAGCTCGTCCTCGAGCTCCGGAAAGGCGCCGGCGAATTTCGCCCGGCCCTTTTCGAACAGCGCCGCTACTGGCTCCGCCCGCGCCGCCTTGCCGCGGCTCGCATGGACGAGCTTCACCGGCAGCGCGAAGTCGGCGGCTCTCAGCACGCTTTCCACCATCGCCCCGCCCTGGTTCGCCTCGGCGACGACGCGGTCGGCGCCATGGAGCTCGGCCGCCCCCGCCACTGCCCGTGCCCATCCCTCGGGCGTCAGGCCCCGAACCGAATGGTCGGCGATCACGTAGGCAAGCCCGTCCACTCCCACTCCGCAAGCGACGATCCCGCAAGCATCCCCGCCTGCGCTCGCCGGCGGATCGACGCCGATCACGACGCGCCGCATTTCCGCCGCCGAAGTAGCACTTTGGCGGCATCCCTCGATAAGCTCCGCGTCCACAGCGCCCCCTCGACATCCTCGATCAGCTCGCCCTCCAGCTCCTGCCGGCCGAGCCGGGTGCCGCCGTAAAGGTCGCTCACATACATGACGAAGCTTTGCGCGAGCATCGCATTGTCCGCCGTCCGCCCCTTGGTCAGCGCGACGTCGCCCCGTGCCGCAAGCCGCCGCATCAAAGGCGTCGGCCGCGGCGTCGTCGTCGCCAGCGCGCGGGGATAGCGGCCGCGCCTCAGGCCGAACATCAGATTGTCCCAGGCGGCCTCGGCGTGGCTCCATTTCGCGATTTCGTCGCACCAGGCATAATCATGCTCGGGGCCGCGCAGGCTTTCCGGGTTCGCGCCCGAAAAGACGAAGCCGCGGCTCCCCGTCGGCCAGGTCAGGAGGCCCAGCGACGGCTCCCATTCCGGCCGCATGTCCGCCGGCGCGCAGGCGAGAAGCCCTGAGGCGCCCTCGATCATCACGGCGCGCGCCTCGTCGCCGGTCGGCCCGACGATCGCGATCCGCCGCCCCTCCTCCTCGGCCAGATGATGCACCCATTCGGCGCCGGCGCGGGTCTTGCCGTAGCCGCGCCCCGCCATCAGCAGCCACACGCGCCAGTCGCCGTCGGGCGGAAGCTGGCCCTGCCGCGCCCACATCACCCAGCGGGCGACGAGCTCTTCCAGCTTCTTCTCGCTGAGGCGCCCGATGAATTTGCGCCGCTCCTTCGGCGGGAGCAGGGCGATCTTCTCGATCGTGGAAAGATCCGGTTCGCGCCGCCCGAGGCCAGAGAGCGCCGGGGCCGAGCCCATGGCTCAGCCGATCCCGCCGAGTCGGCGGCTGATCTCGGAAAGCCGCGCTTCGAGCTCGTCGCGAAGCTTGGCGCCGCGCATCGGCCGCTGAGCCGAGGGCGAGCGCCCCCGCACCCGGCCCGCATGCATCTTGAGCAGGCTGAGGCCGAACCCCGTCGGGATTTCGCGCAGCTTTTTCTCGGCCTCGCTCTTGGGCGGCGGGCGGTTGTCGCCGAACCGGCCGCGCTCGAGCATTTCCAGCTCCAGCAACGCATAGCTTTCGCAGATCGCCTCGTCCCATGCCGTCCGGAACTCGGGGTCGCGCTTGCGCCGGTCATAGACGCTGCCGCCCGACCGCGTCATGCCGGCCGCGCTGAGGGCGGCGGTGACGTTGCAGACCATGGCGAGCTCGCGGAAGAAAGTCTCTTCCTTCTCCTTCGTCCACTGCCCCTGCTTCGCCTTGCCCCGGCCGCTTTTCGCGGCGCCAGCCGCCTTCCGCTTCGCTCTCGTATTTCCTGCCAT